AGAAAGACAGCCTGATTGGTTTCAGGAACGTTGATCCGATCTGGACCACGCCGTTGATGTACAACTCCTTGACACCCTCCAGCCCGAATTTTTACAGGCCGGATAGCTGGTGGGTGATGGGTGAGCACTGGGACGCATCGCGGGTCATTGTCACTGTCACTCGCGAAGTGCCCGACATCTTCAAGCCCGCGTTCAATTTCTCCGGGATAAGCCTTTCGCAGCTTGCGGAGCCTTACGTCAATAATTGGTTGCGGACTCGGCAGAGCGTATCAGACCTCATCAACAATTTCTCTATCGTGGTTCTCAAGACAGCGATGGACCAGGTGCTTACCGGCGGTGACGACGGCTCAAACCTGTTTGCCCGAATCAAACTGTTCACTGCCACGCGGAGCAATAAGGGCGTCATGGCGCTGGACAAAGACCGTGAAGAGCTTGAACAAATCGCCGTTCCCTTGGGCGGGTTGCATGAACTCCAATCACAGGCGCTAGAGCAGCTTTGCGTCGTGTCGAGGGAGCCTGCAACCGTTCTAACAGGCATTACTCCGTCAGGCTTCGGTAACGTGGCCGAGGGTGAGGTTCGCATCTGGTACGACTACATCCACGCCCAGCAAGAGGCACACTGGCGCAGCGCGATAGACAAGATTTTTAAGATCGTCCAGATGTCGATGTATGGGAAGATCGACCCTGAAATCACGTTTGAATTCATCCCGCTCTACGAAATGACCGAAGAGCAGGAATCAACCATCCGCGTCAATGACAGCATCCGGGCCGGGAACCTGATTGACAGGGGCGTTATCGATGCACAAGAGGAGCGCGAGCGGCTGGCACGTGATCCAGAGTCGGGGTACCAAGGCATCGATATTTCCAAGGAGATTGCTCCGCCAGACGAAGCGGAGGAGCAGGCGCAACTTGGAAGGGGAACAGCATGAACAATAACGACACATTCATTTTGCGCAAGCCAAGGCCGTTGACCAAGCTGGAGTTGGTTGATATTCACCTGCTCGTCAAAGCATCACATCCCGTACTCGGATTGCCGCCGAAAACTGAACCGAGGAAACCATGAAAACAATGCGGCGGACAATGTGCGTTGCCGCATTTCTGGCGTTCACGCTGTGCTGTTTTTGGGCTAGCCTTTAGGGGGGCATGGATGCAGCCGAAGTTAAAAATAGCTCGTGCCGTATGGCCGAACGCTGGTATCCGTCAGCGGTATCAGCGGCGCATGGGCGCTCTCATAAGGGAGATGGCTGATTCTGTGGAGTATTGGCTCCAGGCCCAGCGCAAGTCTGAGCCGCCAGTCCTGGCAACCGACTCAACCCCGGCAGAGCAGATGCAGTTCGAGTTCAAGAAGCTGGCGATCCGCTGGCAGGGCAAGTTTGACGACATGGCTCCTAAAGTGGCCGACTCATTCCTCAAGAACCAATTCAGGGGCACCAGCGCGGCCATGAGGATGGCGCTACGCGAGGCTGGCTGGTCGATTGAGTTCACTATGACCCCAGCCATGCGGGATGCGTTTGAGGCGTTACTGGCGGAGAATGTGGGGTTAATCAAGTCGATACCCTCTCAGTATTTGCAAGAGGTTGAGGGCATCGTGATGCGCAACTATGCGGCTGGGCGCGATCTCAAGTCGATGGCTGCAGAGATTCGGGCGCGTTACCACGTCGCGGCGAATCGGGCGGTTCTTATTGCAAGGGACCAAGCCAACAAAGCGAATGCGGTCGTACAGCGGGCTAGACAGCGAGAAATCGGAGTGACTCAGGCAATCTGGATGCACAGCCATGCAGGAAAGACGCCCAGGCCCACGCACGTCGCCATGAACGGCAAGCGGTATGATGTGGCGAAGGGGATGTGGGATTCAGCGGTGCAGAAGTTTATCTGGCCGGGTGAGGAAATTAACTGCCGGTGTCAGCAGCGATCGGTATTACCATGGACTCCTGTCGTGAATCCTGATGTAGTCTAGTTTCGCCTTGCGAATGATGGCCTCTTCTTTGCGGATGCGGTTGTCTTTGATGCCTTTAGCAATTCCACAAATGGTTCCGATTGGTAGCACCACGAAGAAGAGCAACAGGCAGAAAATAAGAACCCCGAAGAAAATCATTTGTGCCTCCTGATAGCCCACCATGCAAGCAGGGCGAGCCCGATGAATACCGCGTTGGCGAAAATCTCAGTCATGCGCTTTCTTCTGTTTCGCCCGCCACTCCCGCAGGTACCTGGACTGGCATATAGGGCAGCGTTGGCGTTTCTTGCTCGTTTTGAGCAAGTGTCCATTGATGCAGCGGATTCGACGTAATGGCGGCATGACCAAACAGTACACGTCTTGCCTTTCTTTTGTCAACTCCTATCTTGCGCTCGTGTTTTCATAGTGCAATTCTCAAATCCATGGAGATTGCGTGCGACGCAGCCTTAAAGAATCGGCGATACGACGCGGACGGGCGTTTGCACATTCTGCGTACGCCCATCTCCAAGGCGACGGTCAATCCCTATTACGGACGCGAAATACCAGACGCAGACAAGCTGGGCCTGGAGCCGGAACGGGTGTACTATCTGCTGCGCGATCCGGGGGAACTGGCGAAAGCAGCCTCGTCGTTTGCGCGGAATCAGTTGATGTTCGTTCATACTCCGGTGAGTGCGGACGATCCGAAGCAGGAATCAGTAGCCGGGACAATCGGCTCGGAAGTGGAATTTCTTGCGCCGTACCTGATAGCGGACATTTGCGTTTGGGATGCGGAAGCAATCGCCGGAGTGGAGACGGACACGGTACGGGAACTATCAGCCTCGTATCGCTACCGGGCCGACATGACGCCGGGGATGTACGAGGGACAGCGGTACGACGGTGTGATGAGGGACATTCAGGGCAATCACGTAGCATTGGTTAAAGCAGGCCGCGCCGGGTCGGATGTGATGGCGGCGGACAATCAAATGGAGATGAAGATGGAAACGAAATTCGGCAAAGCACTTTACGCTATCCTTTGCGCAGCTTCTCCAAAGTTGGCGCAAGACGCGGCCCTCAAGCCTCTGGTGATCGGCCTGACGCGCAAGCAATGTGATCTCAAGGCCCTCGAGCCCAGGCTCTTGGCCATGGACGCGGAACTTCGCAAGCCGGAAACCCTCGCCGCAATGCAAGCGGCCAAGGACGCGGAATCCGAAGAGGAAACCGAGGCCGAGAAGAAGGGCCGCGAAGAGAAAGAAAAGGAAGCCAAGGACAAGAAGGCGAAGGATGGAAAGACCGCCAAAGACCTTTCTTTCGAGGAGTGGGCGAAAGAGGAAGAGGGCGAGTCGGACCATAAAGCCAAGGATGGCGAAGAGGAAACCCTCGAAGAGAAGAAAGCCCGCTACGAACGTGAAAAGCGCCGTGCCGATGACTCCGAAGAGGAGTCCGAGGAAGAGCGCCGAGAGCGCCTCGATAAGCGCGCTAAAGACAAGAAGGCCAAAGATTGCAGCGCCAAGGACGAGGAAGAGAAAGCTGAGGACAAGATGAAGCACGCAATGGATGAGTTCAAGGCTGACCTTCGCGCCGCCGATGAAGCCCGCCGAGCCGTTCGCACGGTCGTTGGCGATGTGTTGGCCCAGGATTCAGCGGAAGGCATTTACGGCTTTGCGCTCGACCAGATGAAGGTTGACAGGACAGGCGTTACCGGCGTACCGGCTCTACGGGCGCTTTTCAATCTCGCGCAGCAGGCATCCAAGCCCGCCGCTCATGTGGCGTTCGATTCGGTTTCAGTGGAAGAGAAGTTCACCGGCGCAAGCCGTCAAATTCAGGTGATGTAAGGAGAAGATCATGGGAAGTCCTTTGATTGGTAGTTTTCAGACGCGAGTCAACCTCAATAACCCTCTTGGGGTTGAGGGAGACTTTGCCAGCGCAAATCCTCGTGCTACTGCCCTCACTCCTGATGGCGGAGCGTTCGTTGCCGGTCCTGGTGGCGTAACCGTTGGAAAGTTCGCATGGGTTGCCCCAGACGGTCGCACGGTAAATAGTTTCGGCGTCGCTGGCGTTGCTCCTTCCGGGTTCGTTCATCGCGACCAGCAGGGCCTTTTGACGCAATACTTGCAGGCGGCTGGGATGCTCATTCCTCCGGGCTTCCCTGTCACGCTGATGGTTGCGGGTGATTTCTTGGCCAAGAATGCGGGCACTAGCTCCAGCACGGTTGGCGAAGCCATCTATGCACTGTACGCCGATGGCTCGGTTCTTCCAGGCGTGGGGTCCTTGCCTGCCGTTCCTTCGGCCATCACCGCCGCGCTCGGATCGACCAACACTGGAGCTCTTGGTGCTACCTTCACGGCCAGCGCGCATGCGGGCGACTCGACACGCATCGACGTAACCGCAGTGACGGGGCTGCTCAGCATCGGAGATACAATCGCGAACGTGTCCGGCATTGCCGGAAGCCAAACGATTATATCTCAGGATACCGGCGGCACAACGGGCGGCGCGGGGACCTATGTGCTTAGCGGCACAAATACCCTCAGCGCGGCTACCTGCACATGCTTTGGCAACGTGGTCAAGATTACTGCATCGGCTGGACTCGTATCGGTTGGCGATTACATCGCTTCCGCCGCATCCGGCTTCCCGGTAGGCGCAACGGTGACGGGAATTGTCAGCGGCGGGGGAGTGGCCACGGCTGGTGTCTACACCATCAGCGTTCGCGGTGCCTCTTACGTGGCTAGCGCAACCGGCATGACCACCTATGGCACAGTGCTGGATGTGACCGCAGTTACCGGCACACTGCTTCCTGGAATGCCAATCACGGCCACGGGCGGAATCCCGGCTGGTACGAGCATTGCTGGATTCATCAGCGGCACGTATGGCGGGGTTGGGCTCTACAGCCTCAACATTCCGGGGACCGCTTACACCGCCTCCGGCACTGTGGTAATCACAGCCCAGGGCATCATCACCAAGTTCACTGCCAAGTCTGTCGCCGCTGTTGGCGAACTTGTGCAAATCTCAACGTGGGGAAATTAAGGAGCTGACATGGACCGTCATCTTGAATCAGTATCGCAGAAGTGGGGCATCAATTTCATGGGGGTTGATGCCCAGTTGCAGCAGACCGAAAAGGAACGCGGTGGTCGGCTGGCTATGGATGCTCAACCCGCTTTGGTGACAGTCTCGAATAGCGGCATCCCCGCGTTCTTGTCTACCTACATCGACCCCAAGGTAATTGAAGTTCTTGTGGCCCCGATGAA